TTATATCGCAGCTGCTCTTTTGTCTGGAAATACTATCGCTAACGGTGGTATTACTGTTAAACCTAATGTTAAATACAAAGAGGTCATCAAAAAGATGGCTTTGGATTCTATCGTAGCAAACGCAACTTGTGATTTCTCATCTTCTGACGATGTTATCACACTTACAGAGCGTATCATTCAACCAGAGGAGTTCCAAGTGAACCTGACTTTGTGTAAAAAAGATTTTCGCTCGGATTTTGAGGCTTTAGAAATGGGTATAGGTGCTTTCGATAACCTTCCTCCTTCTTTCTCTGATTACCTTATTTCTTATGTAGCTGCTAAAGTTGCTGAAAAGACCGAACAAACTATCTGGGGTGGTGTAAACGCTACTGCTGGTGAATTTGATGGATTTGTAACTTTGGCTACTGCTGACGCTGATGTTATCGATGTAACTGGTACTACCGTTACTTCTGCTAACGTTATCGCTGAACTTGGAAAAGTTGTAGACGCTATTCCTTCTGCTCTTTACGGAAAAGAAGATTTGTACATCTATGTTCCTCAAAATGTCGCCAGAGCATACGTTCGGGCACTCGGCGGTTTCAGCGTAGCTGCTACTTCTAACAACGGTCTTGGCAATCAAGGTACTACTTGGTTCAACGGACAAGCATTGTCTTTCGATGGTGTTTCTTTGTTTGTAGCTAACGGACTTGCTGATAACAAAATGATGGCTGCTCAAAAATCTAACCTTTACTTTGGTACTGGTCTTCTTTCTGACCACAACGAAGTTAAATTGTTGGATATGGGAGATTTAGATGGTTCACAGAATGTTCGTGCTATTATGCGCTTTACAAGTGGTGTTCAGTACGGTATCGGTTCTGACATCGTTCTTTATTCTTAATTAATTATTCTTAATCATTAGAAAGGGGTGGGCGCAACTGCCCACCCTTTTTTATTTAAAACATAAAACAAAATGGCGTGTACTTTAACAACTGGTCGTGAATTACCTTGTAAGGATTCGGTTGGTGGCATTAAAGCGGTTTATTTAGCTGATTACGGAACTTTGGGAACATTGACCGTAACTTCAGGTGAGGTAACTGCAATTAGTGGAACACCAGACCTTTTCCAATTCGATGTAAAGGGTAATTCAAGCCTTGAACAAGCGATTACAAGTAGTCGTGAAAACGGAACTACTTTTTATGAGCAAACCTTAAACCTTACTCTAACCAAATTAGATGTAGCTACTCAACAAGAGATTGTAACTATTGCCAAAGCAAGACCTCACGTTTTTGTAGAGGATTACAATGGCAACTACTTCTTGGTAGGTGCTGCTCACGGTGCTGATGTAAGCGGTGGTACTATCGTAACTGGTGCTGCTATGGGTGATTTAAGTGGATTTACTTTAGTGTTCTCTGCTCAAGAAACACTTCCTGCTTACTTTGTTGCTGCTGCCGTAGTAACTGGTAACGCAAGTGCTACTCAAATTGCACCATAATTTAACTTAACTGAAAATTAAGCCATCTTTTATAGGTGGCTTTTTTTTTGTCTTTACGCAAAATCTAAAATAAATTCGTTTTATAAGTATGAAGATTTTAACGACAAGTACTTCTGCTCAAACGCTAAAGATTATTCCCAGAGAATATCAATCTAACATAGATGTTATTTTAAGGGATAACAGCACTAATGAATCTACCACTTATTCGGTTTCTACATCGACAAGTGGTGATTATATGACTTTTAACCTAACTTTGTCGTTAGTCGAGAATAGATTTTACGATATGACTTGTAAGTTTGGTAGTGATGTTATTTACAAGGATAAGATTTTCTGTACTGACCAAGTAATAGCGGATTATACAGTTAATAAAAATCAGTACACAACCGAAAACACATACGATAACGATTATATCATATTATGAGTATAAAAATAGTTGAATTAGCGTCTTATACTGCCCCAAAGATTTCTGAAAACAAAAGAGATGAGTGGGTAAGCTATGGTGATGACAACAATTACTACCAGTATTTGATTGACTTATATAACGCATCGCCAACAAATAACGCTGCTATTAACGGAATCAGTCAAATGATTTTCGGTAGAGGTTTAGATGCTACGGATTCTAACACCAAGTTGGAAGAGTACGCAATGATGAAGTCTTTGTTTACTAATGACTGCGTTAGAAAGCTATCATATGACCTTAAATTAATGGGTCAATGTGCTATGCAAGTAGTTTACGACAAAGCACACAAAAAAATTATAGAGGTAGCACACTTTCCTATCGAAACTTTAAGAGTAGGAAAAGCAAACGAAGAAGGAGAAATAGACGCTTATTATTATTTCAACGATTGGAATAAAATCAAGCCAAGTGATAAGCCTAAACGATTTAGTGCTTTTGGTTTCTCTAAAGACGAAATAGAGATTTTATGTGTTAAACCATATCGTGCAGGTTTTTATTATTATTCACCAGTTGATTATCAGGGTGGACTTCAGTATGCAGAGTTAGAAGAAGAAATTTCTAACTACCACATTAACAACATTAAGAATGGTCTTGCGCCTTCTATGCTCATTAACTTTAATAATGGAGTGCCAGACGAAGAGCAAAGGGAGATAATCGAAAACAAGATTAAACAAAAGTTTAGCGGAACAAGTAACGCAGGTAAGTTTATTCTTTCTTTCAACGATAACGCAGAAACACAAGCAAGTTTAGAAACAGTCCAATTATCAGACGCACACAATCAGTATCAGTTTTTATCTGACGAATCAATGCGTAAGATTATGGTAGCGCATAGGATTATTTCACCAATGTTATTAGGGATTAAAGATAACACAGGACTAGGGAATAACGCTGACGAGTTAAAGACTGCTTCTATTTTGTTCGATAACACCGTTATTAGACCATTTCAGGAACTTTTACTAACGGCCTTTGACAAAGTACTATCTTTTAATAATGCTTCCTTAAATCTATATTTTAAGACCTTACAGCCATTAGAGTTTGTAGACTTGGAAAATGCTTTAACAAAAGAACAAGTAGAAGAAGAAACAGGTCAAAAGTTAAGTAGTGATAAAAACGATGAAGAAGTCGCAAATGTCTTAATTGATATGGGTGAAGATTTAGGTGATGAATGGGAACTTATTGATGAAAGGGATGTTGACTATGAAACGGAAGAAGAGCTTGACAAGGAAATAGAAAAACTAAATAATCCAAGTTTATTAAAAAAGGTTTGGAATTTTGTTAGTACTGGTACTGCAAGACCTTTAGCAAAAAGCGAACAAGATAGAGAATTTGAAGGCGATTATTACAAAGTAAGGTATCGTTATAGTCCTTCTACTGTTTCAAGCAAATCAAGAGAATTTTGTCGTAAAATGGTAAACGCTAATAAGCTTTATCGCAAAGAAGATATTATAGCAATGGAAAACATACCAGTAAATGCTGGATGGGGATTAGGTGGCGCAGATACTTATTCTATTTGGTTATATAAAGGTGGTGGTGCTTGTCATCATAGATGGCGCAGAGAAACATATCGCTTCACTGGAAGGGGCAAAGAACAAGGTGACCCAACAAGTCCAAAAGCGCAAACAGTAGCTGGATTTGTAAATGATAATGACCCTTTGGTATCTCAAAAACCTATTGATATGCCAAATCAAGGATTTGTAAATAGATAAGATATGGCTACTGCGTTATTTATAAAAAGAGAAGATTTAGTAAGAAATAGCATCATTGATGGGAATGTCGATACTGATAAATTTATTCAGTTTATCAAAATCGCCCAGCAGATGCATATTCAGAATTTTTTAGGCACAGACCTTTACAATAAAATTAGTGCGGATATTATTGCTGGTGCTTTGTCTGGTGATTATTTAGAATTGGTTAATGATTATATCCAGCCTATGTTAATTCATTTTGCTATGGTCGATTATCTTCCTTTTGCAAGTTATGAATTAAGAAACGGAGGGTTATTTAGACATAGAAGTGAAAACGCTGATAATCCTACAAAGGAAGAAGTAGACTTTCTAACACAAAAGCACAGAAACTTTGCTGACTTCTACACAAGAAGATTTATTGATTATATATCTTTTAATCAGAATTTGTTTCCAGAATACAACACTAACACAAACGAAGATATGAATCCTGATAAAGACGCAAATTTTGTAGGATGGGTACTGTAGTGAACAAAGCAAGATATAAAGTAAAACCAATTAACTTAAAGAAATTGGCTGAATACTTAAAGAAGAAAAAGAAATGAACCTAACTGATTTGAAAATATACTTACTGAACGCTTCTGTATTGGCGATTAATTTCACGAATATAGAATTAGGACTAAAGATAATTTTAACCATTGTAGCAATAGGATATACTGCTCACAAATGGTATTTAATGCACAGAAACAATGGCTAACGAAATATATCACAGAACTTGGTGGGGTGAATCATCAGATACATTTTGGGGGGATATTTACTATGAACCGAATATCACTAATGATATGTATGTGCGTGTAAGCTATTATGAGAATAGCAACGAAACCGATGAATTGTTGAATGAATTAATTTGTAGATTAAGATGAGTTTACTAACAAAAGCAAGTTTAATTACCACACCTACCGCTTATGATGGGGGTGTTTTAAATAGTGTAAAACCTACAAGTGGTGATGGTGATTTTGACTTTGCCAGAGCAAGTGGTGCGACAAGGGTAAACGAACAAGGACTTATTGAAAAGGAAAGAGGGAATCTTATTCTTCAGAGTAATCAGTTTGATACTACTTGGGGTGCTACAAGAGCAACTTTAACTGGAGGACAAAGCGGTTACGATGGGAGTAATGATGCTTGGGCATTTATAGATACTGCCGACAATAGTACTCACTTAATAAATCAGTCTTTTTCATTAGGGTCAAGTGTTGCTACTTTCAGCGTTTATGCAAAGGCTGGTAGTAGAGATTTTTTATCTATTCGATTTGAAGGGTCTACTGTTGATTATGCTTATTTTAATTTATCAAGCGGTACATTAGGTACTATTGATTCTGACTATATTGAAGCAAGAATTGTAAGTATTGGAAGCGGATGGTATAGATGTGAAGTAACAAGAACTTTACCAGCAAGTGGGAATCAAGTTGTTTTATTATCTGCCGATGCTAACAATGACCCAACCTATGCTGGTTCTGGAGATACTGCTATCTACATTCAAGACGCACAACTTGAACAAGGACTTGTAGCCACAGACTACATAGAAACAACCACCGCAGCAGTTTATGAAGGTATTACAGACAATATCCCAAGAATAAACTATGAGAATAGTATAGGTAATTTCTTGTTAGAGGGTCAGAGAACTAATATTGTAACGCATTCGGAGTATTTAGATGCTTTAGCAAAGACAGGTATGACAATTACCGCCAATGCCACAACATCTCCAGAGGGAGTGGATAATGCGGTAAAAATAGCGTACACATCAAGTACTTCGTACATCGCTGGAGGGACATCACTTACAACAGGTGTAGACCATACATTTAGTGCATTCTTCAAGCCAGATGAAACAAATTATGTTATTATCAATCAAGGAGGTGCAAGTGCTACAAATGCAACATACAATTTTGCAGATGGTACACATTCTGGAGGTGCTGGTATCACTACCGATATGATTGACTACGGAAATGGATGGTATCGTGTAGTATATATGGCAAACCTTACTTTTAATGCTCTTCGTATTTATATGAGTGGTAACGGAAGTTATGGTAACTACCCAGCGGCTGGAGAAGGTTTCTTCGCTTATGGATTCCAATTAGAGGCTTCGGCAATCTACCCAACAAGTTACATTCCTACTTATGGGGCAAGCGTTACTCGTGTAGCAGAAACTTGTAACAACGCAGGAGATAGTAGTTTGTTTAACGATTCTGAAGGGGTGCTTTATGCGGAGGTAGCTGCTTTATTTGCCGATGGGACAAGTAGAAGAATTGCTTTGTCTGATGGAAGCACATCAAATAGAATTGTTATAGAAAATGATGAAACAAGCGGAAGATATAGATTTTTTATTAGTGGTGGAGGAACAACGGTTGAATTAACAAATGTAACTGGAATAACTGAAACTAATTTTAATAAAATTGCGGTATATTGGAATGGTGTAAATTCAAAAATATTTTTTAACGGAACGCAAAACGGTTCTACTGTAACAAGTACGCCAACTATATCTGGATTATCTACTTTACAATTAGAACAAGCGGCAGGAGGTGCGTCATATTTCTACGGCAAAACAAAAATGGTATCTACCTTTACAGAAGCATTATCAGATAGCGAATTAGAATGTTTAACATCTTGGAGTAGTTTTAATAGAATGGCTACTGCACAGAATTATACAATAGAGTAAAGATGGCGGAAGCAAGTTTAAAATTAGGGGGAGGTAATTGGGCGACTAAAGAAGACTCAATTTTAGGTTACAATAACGAAAATGGTAATTACAAGCCTATTCCTTTTGATTTCAGTAGAGCATCTATTGGAACAAGGGTTAATCGTGATGGTTTAATTGAAGAAGTCCAAGACAACATTCCAAGAATAGACTTTAGTAGTGGAGAAGGTTCGCTTTTGTTAGAGCCGCAGAGGACTAATGTTTTGCTTCAATCTAATCAATTTGATACTACTTGGATTAATAGCAATAGTACAGAAACTGGCGGTCAAGCTGGTGTTGGTGGTTCAAGCGATGCTTGGTTGTTAAATAAAACTGCTGCAAATGGTTATATCCGCCAAGCTATTTCTCAAAGTGGTGTTCAAACATTAAGCGTATATGCTAAAGCTGGTTCTCTTAACTGGATGCGAGTAATTGCTGATGGTGGAACTTCTACGCCATCTACTTGGTTTGATTTACAAAATGGTGTTGTTGGTGCTGCGGATTTTTTTACTATTGATTCTAATATCAAAAGCGTAGGAAGTGGTTGGTATCGATGTTCAATCACTTTTGAAGTAGGAACTATTAATGGTGTTAGATTTTACCCAGCAGATGGCAATAATGATGTAAGCGGAACAAGCGGTTCAATCTACATCCAAAATGCTCAACTCGAAGCAGGAAGCTATAGCACAAGCCTAATCAAAACTTCAGGGAGTGCTGTTACAAGAGTGGCGGATTCTTGTCAGAAAACAAGTGCAAGTGATTATATAGGACAGACAGAGGGAAGTGTTTATGTTGAAGTAAACATATCGAATACAACAACCAAAACAATATTAGTTTTAGATATTGGCGGTGCAAGTAATTTTATAATATTAGACACAAACAGTAGTTTAAGTCCAGAAATTAAAGTAAGACAATCAAGTGGTTCTTTTCCATCAATTATAACAGGAACTGCGATGAATTATGGTATTAATAAAATTGCTTTTTGTTATAAATCTGGGGATTATGCAATGTATGTTAATGGGGTGTTGTCTGGAACAAGTACAAGCACTACATTTCCAAGCGGAACTATAAGTAAAATTTCTGTTGGGGCAAATCCAAGTTATGGATATTTATCTGACGCAGTATATGATATCAAACTTTACAAAACAAGACTAACAAACGCAGAATTAGAAGAACTAACAACTATATAAAATAATATAAGATGAAATATTTTCGTAAATACTCGTTTGGCTCTAAAGGGTCAGCCACAACAAAAATCAACGCTTTAGGAATTGCCACCGATGAGGATGGAAATGTATATCCTACACATAAACACGCTATTGTCCATTTAGGCAATATCGTAGTAGAACCAGCAACCTTTGACGAAGAAGGAAACATCCTTACAGAAGCGGTATTGTCAGACACATATCATATCGATGTATTGTGGGATGGTGAGCCAAACGCAGATTGGGATGCTCAAATGGTTTTTTGTCCTCCAATGGGTGTGCATACATTCGGCTCGTCAAGTGCTATTGCAGAGTGGACAGAAACTTGCCGTAGTTTACATCCTGAATTCTTCCCTGAACCAGTTGAAGAAGGCATTTAAGATAACAATACTTTTAGCTTTAGCCTTTTATAGTTTAAGGGGTTTATGGTTTTTGATTTATATGTACTACATCTATGAAGGAATTATCAAAGGATAGTAAGTTTTCAATCAGTATTGAAACGCTTGTAATTTTAGGTAGTGTTATTGTTACCGTAGTAGGTATGTGGTTTACGCTTCAATCAGAGATAGAACTTGCTAAACAACTTCCTCCAAGTGAAGTATCAAGAACTGAATACGACCTTAAAGACCAACTAATCAGAGAAACCATTATGAACACACAAGAGAAGGTGGAACAGAATGGGGATAAGTTAGATAAGATAGAGGAACGCTTATATCAGATAAAATGAAGTGGCTAATATTCCTTTTATCGTTTACAATGTATTCACAGGTTGAGGTGATACAAATAAACGCATCTTGGAATAAACAAAACGATGCTATTCTTAATCTTAAAAACTGTAAGTACTCTTATGCGCTTTTGGAACAACAACCTAAAGAAGTTCAGGCAAAGATAAAAAGTGTGCCTACAATCATTGTTTTAAAGGATGGTAGACCAGTAAGACAATATCAGGCTAACTTAATGTTAAGGTTAGAAGTAAAGCAAGAAGAATTACAAGCATACATAAATAGTATCAAATGAAACTAACAAAGAATTTTAGTAGAAAAGAATTTGAATGTAAGGATGGTTCACCAATGACAGAAAACCAATTTAAAAACATTCAAGAACTTGCAAAGAATCTTCAGGTCTTAAGAGATGAATTAGACGAACCTATTCATATAACTAATGCTTATCGCTCAAGAAAGCACAATGAACTTGTAGGAGGCTCTAAAAATAGCCAACACACTTTAGGTAAAGCTGCGGACATTTATGTAGAAAGTCTTAAACCAAAACAATTAGCTAAAATAATTGAAAAGTTAATCGAAGAAGGTAAGATGTCTGAAGGTGGTATAGGTATCTACACAAAGAATAAGTTTTTACACTACGATATAAGAAAAACTAAAGCGCGCTGGAATGGGTAAGCCTTTTAAAGAAACCGCAGTAGGTAAGTTCCTTTTACAGAAGCTTCCTAACATAGCAAGTGATGTATTACCAGATAAAGGCGTTTTAGGCATTGTAAAGAACTTAATTGACTCTGACGATAGTCTACCACCAGAAGAACGTAAAAAGCTCTTAAAAGAGCTATATGAGCTTGAAATAGCCGATAGAGATTCTGCAAG